AAAATGCCCAGAAAGAACACGATCAAATCGCTTGAACATTTCTGTGGTAAATCCATGAGTGTGTTTTACACCCAGCACGACTTGAAACCCAACAATCTCAAAATGACCACCAATCATGCGACATGGGCATGTTGAAATAAAATCAATAACTTCTGTTTCGTTTTCCTTGGTCACCCAAGGAATTATTCCAAAACAAAAGTCATCAAATTTTAAAGTTGTAGGATTTTCGTGTACTGTTATATTTTTATAACGGTCGGTTAAAAGTTCTTTGAGAGAATTCAAATCGTTTGTGTTACGAAAATATGTGTCATGATTTCCTATAGTAACATGTAACTTGATGTTCTCTTCATCAAACTTATTGATAAATCGTTTTCTGACCGAAGAAAGTGTATTGAAATTTACATACTTTCTTCGGTCAAAAAAGTCGCCAAGGTGAATGACTTCTGTGATATTATTTTCTTTTAGATAAGGAAAGAATTGTTTTTCAAAAAAGGTAAGAGCATTATCTAAAAAGAAAGGAGAATCATTTCTTGCCCCAAAATGGGTATCACAAATAAATGCTATTTTCACTTTCGCTTCCTTTTTTTCCTTTTCTTTTCTTTTGGTTCCATCTTCTGGATGTCATTTTCGCTCAATGAGAAATGCTTTTGAAGAAATTCACCATAGGAACTCACATCAGTATCCTTCTTCATCCAGTCTACTAGTTTACCGTCAAGATCATTTAATTGCAAGCACTTGTATTTGATGTATGCTTGTTTCTTTTCCTTTTCTATTCTACGCAAGAAAGCATAATAAATTATCTGCGTAAAATACGAAAAAGGATTTGATGATTTTGCTGGATCAAAATTATGTGCGTAGAGTAGACAATTTTCTACACCATCTCCAATCATATCTTCCCTAAATGGGTAGTTGATAAAATTAGGTCGGTGGGATAAATGTTCAGCAATCTTTAGAAAACTTTCCGCAATATAGTCTGTCACAGGTGGGCGTTTATCGCCACAATTTTCTGCGTTCTTGACTAATTTTTTCCATTCGGTCATCGACTTACAAAACTTTTCGTTGTCGATGTAGTGTTTTAATGTTTTTACTTCGTCTTCGATTTCTTTTTCGTCATTTTCTTTCATCAGGGTAATCCTCGTCACGCGACAAGTATAGCACAGAAAAACATTCTTTCAAGTCTTTTATAAGATTTTCAAGAAACTTGCTAACTTGGGCTTGACAGGTTTCGGGTTCCATGTGTATAATTTCTGTGTGGAAAGAAAAGAAGAGATAGGCTCTAATAGTTAGCTATAGTCATCTGACTTAGGATCTGGATTCCAATCAGAGAGCTTATTACCGAAATCTCCACGATCTTTTTCATCACCAGTGAATTTATTTCGCTTCTTAACTTCCTTGACCATATCAAGAAGAACCTTTGGATCTAATAAACCAGAAGTTACCATATTCATAATTGCTTCTGCTGGTATATAAAGTTGCATCATAATCATATGACGGTCTAATTCACTCTCATCAGTCATGTCTGGTGGGAGTATGTTCTTTTTAGAACGAGATCTTTTTCTCTTTGGTTCTTTTGGAGCACGATCTGCTAAAATGTCATCTCCCCAGTCTGGAAGATTCTTTGACTGCTTGACTAACTCTTGTAAAAACATACCAAATACATCAGCATCTTTTTCATTCATTTGAAGATCTGGTTTATTTTCTTCAACAGTGGTCTTGAAGTTTTCTGGATTGAATTCTTTTTCACTTTCTAACTTATATAAATTTTTAGTATTCTTATTTGGTTCAGTGATGAAAGTGACATGACTCATTGGTATTGAGACATTTTTATCATCTGTATTTACTAACCAATCATGTAGCGTAGTAACATCACAAGGATTGCCTTGATCATCAAATGATGAAATTACACGAAATAACATAGGTTGAAAAATTTTCACAGTTGATTCATTTTCTTCAAGAACCTGGCAAGCAATTTCTTCACCGCTTTTGAGTTTTAGAATTTTCAAATTCATTTGATAATCTCCTACAGGTTAATTTTTGTCTTCTTGAATGTAAACTCTTCATTAGTATATATGATTGTTCGCTCATCTAGATGACGAAGAGCATGATTGCGATACTTCCCCCAACTGAGGTCATCACCCAAATCAAAGACGATAACTTTGTCTTTTGTGTCGGATTTACGCAGTCCACGACCAATAGATTGAAGTACACGAACTACAGACTTTGAGGGTGAAGCAAATACAATGGCATGTATGTTTTTGATATTGATACCTGTACTACAAGTTCCATATGATGCCACAAGAACACTGTTGTTGCTTTTATCAACAATCTTACGAATTTGTTCTCGTTCTTCGATATCTGTTTTTCCACAGATCAAGTAGCATTCTTTTTCTCCACTTTTTGAAATTTGCTGATGAAGGGGAACTCCGTGCTTTTCAACAAAATTAAAAAGCACAAGTATGTTACCAGGTATCCGATTAGCAAGATTAGCAATAAAAGAGTTGCGCTTATTATTAAGAACCAACCATTCAATTTCTTCTTGATATTTGGCACGCTTAATCTCTTTCTTTTCGTTATCTGGATAATTGAGCAATAAACATTCGATGTTCAACTGTGCCAAAACTTCCTTATCAATCAGTTCTTTAGTTGATGTTACTTGGAATACAGGTCCAAAAAGACCTTCAAGAACAAGACGATGAACCTGTGTTCCGTCTAATGTTCCTGTGGTTCCAATTCTATAGTCACAGTTTTTAAGTTTAGTCATAATTTTAGTCAAGGACTTCGCCTTGAATAGATGTGACTCATCTCCGATGATAGCATCAAATTGTGAAAAATATTCTTCTGGTTGATCGTATAGACTTTGCCATGTGGAAATTACTACTCGACAATCGGTGTGCTTTTCTTGTCCACCATATACCAAATGTATATGTTTTGCTATTGCCTTGCTGTTGGCATAATCTTGAAAGTCAGAGTTTAATTGTGTGACTAATCCAGTAGTAGGGACAACAATAAGAATCTTTTTCTTTATCTTTTGTAAAAGTTCAAGCATGACCATGTAGATGATCAGACTCTTACCACTTCCTGTAGGTGATATGAGCAGAGTCCTACGATTTTGTAGGGCGTGATTCACCGCTTGTATCTGGTAGTCGTGGGGTTGAATCTCCTTGCCTCCAGAATAGACTGTAGGAGGTTCTAGGACGCTTGTATCCTTTGCCAGTGTAGATTGATACTCTACCTTGTAACCCCGATCAGAGGCAAAGGACAGCACATAGGAAAGCAATCCAGCATATATCTTGTGCGTGAGTATATTAAACAAACGAATCTTGCCATCCCAACGCTTCTTGCGAAACGCTGGGTTATATTCTGAATTGGGTACGCGAAAAGTAAAGAAAGAGGATAACTCTTTTGCGATGCCTTTGTCGCATTCAATTTCAATATAGACAGAATCTATTTGTTTTATTTTTATCATACACCCTGAGTAAATTTAATCCACTCAATTGCTGATTTGATGTTCCACATCTTTCCAGCAATAATCTTAATGACATTTTCAATATAATTTACTTTTTCTCTCTGGAGAAATACTTTATTGCCAAGATTGATAACATCAGTATCACTATCGATAAAGCGATCAAGATCTTGTTTGAGGATGGAAAGATCAAATGATTGCCAACCTTTCTTCTTCAGTTCTTCCTCAGACATTTTACCTGAGTAATATAACCATTTATCACGCTTGAGAATCTTCAATTGTGATTCATATTTCTCAAGAATGAGTTTTTCATCCATCAAGATTACTAAGTATTTATTGTGAATCTGAGGAACCCTGGTGGACTCTTCTTCAAGGTGGTTCACATCAATTGCTGTGTCAAGTTCTGCTTGTGTTTTAATTTGTTCAATGTTCATAATGTAGATTATACCAGATTAGGGGTTTGCTGTAAATACTTCAATTTCATAATGTGTATACGCAAATGTTGCTGTGGCAATAACTGTCTCAGCATCGGTATTTGATGAGTCAAAGTCAATTCCACTTACAAATGTAGGATATATGTTTTTAAACTTTACTGTCATATATGGTTTATAATCACTGTTTAATATAAAGAGATATCCACTTGCTGTTTTTTGGTTCTCGTTTAAAACTTCACCTGTTCTACCGTAAGAAAATCCAAGATCACGAATCCAGTTGTGTATTTCCAACCAGTTTTTCATATTTTCATCTACAGCAAAACCTATTTGTAAGTCTTCGTAGATATATGAAGTTCCAGGTCTTTTAATTGAAATGCCTGTGGAATTTGATTGTAGAGAAGTTCCAAATCCAAGAGAAGGTATATTTGCTCGTTGGCAAAAATATGTCACAGTGGGGCAACGAGTAAGAACAAATCTAAATTTATTATTTGTTAATACATTGTGTGTTGCTGGTTGAAACGGATTATCAAATAAAAAATCACCAGGCAGTTCACTTAATAAATTTGCTGGAACTGTGTTTTTAATAACCTGATCTGAGTTATTTGGCATATTAGTATTTATAAAAGAAAACCCACGGGTTTCCCCGTGGGTTCTCGGTTAGTTATTTCTCAACCTATCAGGCGGTGTTGCCGTGGAGGTTGGTGACTGCGAAGAGTCTGAAGTAAGCATTTGTGCTTGCTTGTAGACCGTCGTTGTCTCCACTGAATGTGGTGTTGCGACCACCAGCGAATGGATTTGCGACAAGACCATAACGAGTCTTGAAACCAATCTTTGGCTGGAAGGTGTCTTGACCGACAGCGCGGACCATTTGTAGTGGAACGTATGGGCAGTAGAAGAATCCTGCGTCATATGGTGAGGTTCCCTTATAACCAACAGTTACGAAGTTGACATTGTTGGCAACGAATGGATCGATGTAGACCTTGAACTTGTTGTTAAGAACACCAGCGAAGACGTTACCAGTATCATCTACTTGCATGTCAACATTGAGTGCTGGTGAGAGATTAAGGAATCCACCCATTGCGAGTGCTGAAGCAACGTCAGCAGAGCATACGATGAAGTTACCCTTACCTCTACGAGTATCCTTAGCAATTTGGTTTGCTTCGCGTTCGATTTGGAACATTAGACCACGGAAGCGTTCTGCTGACCAACGACCGTCTGAGTCGTTAACAAGGTCGTATACACCACCAGGACCAGAACCTATTGTACCAGCGAGATCTGAATTTTGGCAACCAGTCTTGGCAACATAATACATTGCGCGAAGAATTTCGCGGTTGATTTCGTTCATGATTTCAACTGAGAGAATATTAGCGAGTTCTGCTTCAGCATCAAGACCGTGAACTGCGCGAAGATCTTGTGCAAGTTCTGTGGTATATTCTGCCTTGAGTGCGCGTGATCTTGCTTGTACAGCAACGCGTTCAATGCTGAATGCCATTTCACGGAAGTCTGAACCACCTGGTGTACCACCAAGAGTTTCAGCGGTTGATGTCAACATTCCACGGAATTGAGAGAATGTATCAGTGCGGGTGATGTATGTAACACCATTACCCATTGCAGTAGTATTGAATACACCAGCACTTGATCCTGAAAGAAGTGTGCTATATGGAGCAGCACAAGCACCAGCAGCTGCGGAAGCACCGCAAAGACCTGAGAACTTAGCCCATGGTTCATCGAAGAGTGCTTCGGTTCCGAGTGTATAACCTGAAGAATCGTTTCCGTAACGAGCGCGCATTGCGAAGATGAGTCCTGTTGGAGCACTCATTGGTTGAACGCCTGCAATGTCGTATGCTACGACGTTAGGCATTGCACGGCGAACGAGTGAAATCATTACTGGATCATAACCAGCAAAGTTTCCTGCTGCACCAACTTGACCTGTGGTGAAATTTCCACCCATGCCAACTGGTCCCATGGTATTTTCGAAGAGGTTCATAACACCTGTTGCTTTTTCTTCTTGCATTGCCTTGATTTGGTTTTCAAGAAGAATTGCAGTAACTCGGCGCTTGTGAGCATCGTTAATTTGTGGTAAAGAATCGTGGTCTAATACTGGACTCCACTTTTCTACTAGTAAATCCGCTGGTGTACTTTGATTAAAATCTAATGACATTTTTTTCTCCTATTACTTTATTATTTAGTATTTTTTATTTTTTAAACTTATCTGTCCTTGAACATTGGATTCATGATCTCTTGAATTCGAGAAGCAATTGCTGAATCATTCGTTGATTTGAGTGCTGGTTTTGCTGGTCTATTTTTATTTATCACACTAATAGCATTTACGATGTTTTCCATTATTGGGTTTGGTTCAGTTGATGTGGTTGAAGTATAAGATCCATTGTCTTCACTTAGCATTTGTGAAGATGATGTTATACTTTCAGAACTTGTTTTGGTTCCAAAGTATGATTCTTTGAGCAATGATACCTTTTGACGATATTGATTTACATCGTTGAATTCAATACCTTCTGCTAGTTTGGCAAGTTTTTCAACTTGTGTGTCAGCAAGACCTGTTGATTCTTCTAAGAATGCTTCTGCACATAGACGAGCAGTAATTTCATTCTTAAGTTGAATGTTTTCCTTGATTAGTTCATTTGCTGACTTTTGAAGTTCTTCGTTTGCTTCATAGAGATCATCAAGAACATTGTATTTTTCTTGTGGTACATCGATGAATGAAGACTCAAATAGACCCTTGAGGCCCATGATGAAGTTTTCAGCAATTTCTGTACGCAGACCGCGTTCAATTGCTACTTTATTTTCTTCCATCCACTCGGTGATCACATAATTCAAATAACCATCTACATGCTCAACTAAATTATCTTGTTGAGCAGCGAGTTGTTCTTGAATAACTTCTTTTGATGCTTCAACAATGTGTGCTTCAATAATTGAAACCTTTTCATTAATTGCTGCTTCAAAAATTGTCTTTGCCTTTTCCTTGAATTCTTCGGATAGATTTTCACCGTCAAAAAGACTAGTGAGATAATCATTTTCTTCTTGATGATCTACGTCATCCTTGAGTGGAGCTGCTGTTGCTGCACCACCTGGACGAAGAGTTTGCATATTTCTTGCTGCTAACTCTGGAGTAGAAATTGGTTCTGGAACCACTGCTCCCTTTCCTGTAGCATCTTGATATAATCCTTTGTATTTGTCATATGGGTTTGTCTTTGCTTCCATTTTAATTTCTCCAAATGTTTAAAACTATTTATTAAAATTTATCTTTACGCCGATAAAATGTCTTATTATATTCTACTTTGTATTCTCTGCAACGATCCACCTTTGAATGTATGTGCTACTCCAGCAGCAGGATCTCCAGGAACAAAGTCTCCATAAAGTTCTCTGTGTAAATGACCTATAGTTCTATCTGTTGCATTAATTCCAGCAATTCTTCCTAACATTGATTGTTTTTTATGCCAATCTTCTAAATTATTTTGGTACAATGCAAGATGTACTTGATACTGTGGATTTGCAACTGTTTTAGATGGATTACTTGGGTCAGGAATTGTTGCTGATGGTGGTCCACCAGCATGGGGTGCAAATGAGGAAGGATGCTGATCAGAGACTTCATTGTGCAACCTTCTCATTTCTGCTATTGACATTCCTAATTTTTGAGAATATTTAGGAAGTAATACTGTAGATTCAATTTTTTGTCTTCTCTCTAACATGCTCTGATCAGAAGCAGAAAGTGCTTTTGAAAATTCACGCTTTGCTGCTCCTCCGATTGCTTGTGCAGTATTTCTAACAAAATCAAAAACTCCCTCATGGATATTTTTTGCCATATGAGGAATTTTAGATTGAATATAATACTTTGTGTTTTCGTTGATTTTCATAAATTTCTCAAAAAGTCAGAAAATAACTTAATAGCATTTTCTTCTAATTTTTTCTTTGGTGTTCTTTTTAATTGTCTTTCGTAATTGGCAATTTGCTTTTCTACCAAAAGACCATTATTCCAGATCCATTCTTTTCCTTCAAGAATTCCATCCACAAAAGCGTTTGGAGCAGAAGGGTCGGCAACAATGTCAATTGCTGCCAAAGTAAAATCTTCCTTGACATAATTAACACCATTTCTTTTTTCTAAACTTCCCATGCCTCTTGAAGAGACACCGAGTTTAGCACCAGCATCAATAAGATTTTTAACAATTTTACCCATTGGAGTGTCAATTATTTTTGCTTCTCCAATGACTTGTTTTCCGCTTATTCTAAGAGATTCAATTAAATGTGAAACTCTGTCAAGATTTACTGTTGGTCCAGATGGGTGGTTTAACTCACCCATTGCTCTGTGCTTGTTTACATACTCAACAACATATCTTTGCGTTTCTTTAACTAATATTTTACTTTCATAAATACGACCATTACGGTTTTGTGTGTCACTTTCCATCATGACACCCTTTAGTTTGTATGTTTTAGAACCCGCTTCATTTGACTCAATGAGCGTTTCAACATCCTCTACTGTTTCTGTGATAAGTTTCATGATAGATTTCTCTTTTTATTTAATATGCGTCGCCGCCAGTATTTCTTGAATTAAAAGAACCTTTTTTTGCTGCTTGTTTTGGAGCATCGTCTTCGTCTTCGTCTTCCTCTTCGTCCTCATCTTCATTTGATTCTTCTGAAATAACATCAAGAAGTTCTTGTGCCAATTCCATAATTTCTTCTTCGCTTAATTCTTCACCAGTTTCTTCTTCAATCTCTTCGACTAAAGAACGAAGTTCTGCCTCAAATTCTTCAGCAATAGTTTCAGATTTAGAATCTACTGATTCTTTTCTAACATTCTTTGCTTCTTTTGCTGCTTTCTTCATTGGTTCTTTTTTGTTTCCATCTTTATCAAGATCTAGAAAATCTGGTTTGCTTTGTTCATTAAAAATAGTTGGACCAAATTCAACTAATTTTTCTTCAAGAACAGTACCCATTCTTTTAACTAGTTCCTCATTTATGAGTTTTTTTGCTGTATATAAATCCTCAGTAACAAGGGCATTAAGTATTTCTTTACTGTTTGACATATTTTTCTCCTATTAATTATATATTTATTGTTGTGGTTCTTCCTGATCCATGAGTCCTAATTGCTGCATTTCTAACTGTTGTTGAATGCGTTTTTGCCTATCTCTTTCTATTTCAATATCCATTTTTGCTATTTCTTCATCGGTCTGCTTTAGAATATTACGACGAATATAGTCTGTGGAGAAGAAGACACCATTATAATTACCCAACACAGTTAACATATTTACACGCTCATTTAGTATTTCGTTTTCCTTGAGTTCTGTAAAATATGAATCTTTGCTATAAACAATATTGATATCTTGATATATCGCAGACCAATCTTCTGGGGTCATGATGCCACGAAGAATACATTGTTTCTTTAAAATATCTAAAAATAATCCATTAAATTTATTTTGTAGACGCTCAATAAATTTGTAGAATTTTACTTCATCTCTGGTGATTTCACTGCTACGACCAAGATTAAATCCAGTCTGAACTTCCATTCGTGTCAGAGGAAC